ATCAGCTCCATTCGTCGTTTGCGATGAAACCGATGGTTATGACAAGTCAACCGAGGGACATCCGGTGTCGCTTTTATGGCAGCGCGCGGCGACATTCGGCGATCGTCGAAAGCTGCTCGAGATCAGTACACCCACAATAAAAAATGCGAGCTGGATCGAGTCCGCATTCGACCAGGGCGATCAGCGTCATTTCTATGTCCCGTGTGGCGACTGTGGCGAATATCAACCTCTCAGATGGTCGAATGTAACCTGGGACGATGGAAAGCCGGAGACGGCGATTTATGCGTGTGGGAAATGCGGCTCGATGTGGAACGATGGGCAGCGCATCGCAGCGATTCGGAAAGGCGAATGGCGCACCGATGAACCGTTCACCGGACACGCCAGCTACCATTTAAACGAACTTTATTCATGCTTTCGAAAGCTCGGAGACATCGCGCAGTCATTCATCGAGAAAAAGCGATCGGGTGATTTACAGACATTCATTAATGTCTCGCTGGCGGAAACCTGGGAGGAATCTGGCGAGGGTGTCGACGTTCATGTTCTCGAGTCACGCGCCGAGGATTGGGGCGATACATGGCCCGAGGATGTCATCATTGCGGTCGCTGGCGTCGACGTCCAGGATGATCGACTCGAATGCGAGATTGTCGGAATCGGACGCGATGAGGAAACATGGTCGCTCGAATACTTTGTTATTCCTGGCGATCCCAGCGGTCCCCAAGTTTGGGCGGACCTCGATGCGGTAGTTTTCTCGAGCTATCATACTGAGGACGGTCGAGAGCTGTCTGTTCGATCGACTTGCATCGATACCGGCGGCTCGCATACGCAGAGCGTATATCGGTATATAAAATCAAGAGAATCTCGCCGCGTTTTTGGAATTAAGGGTGTCGGCGGTGAAGGTCGTCCGCTGGTCGGTCGCCCATCGAAAAACAACATCGGCAAAGTTCATCTATTCCCGGTCGGAGCTGATACGGCGAAGGAGCTGGTTTATTCTCGATTGAGGATCACCGAGCCGGGTCCAGGGTATTGTCATTTTCCGAAGTCGCGCGATCCCGAATATTTCGAGCAGCTCACGGCGGAGCAGCTAGTGACTCGATACATACGAGGACACGCAAAACGAACATGGGTAAAAAAGCGGCGAAGGAATGAAGCGCTCGATGTTCGGTGTTATGCTATGGCGGCGTTATATATTTCTGGAATAAATGTCAATATACTAGCGAACAAGCGAGCGCAACCTGGCGATGAGGAAGCCGAGCAGCCAGCTCCGCGACCGCGAAAAAGGGGCGGCGGTTTCGTGAATAACTGGAGGTGAGATTTTGGCTAACGCATTCGACGCGGCTACAGCTCCCGAGGGCGAACCTTCCGAGATCGTCGTCGGTGATTACATCCAATGGAAGCGAACCGATTTAGCTTCCGATTATCCAAACGACGAATATACTGCGACTTACATCGCCCGCATCACGGGCGGCGGTGCGAGTGAGATACAGCTCCCTGGGACTGCCTATAACAGCTCGTATCTATTCACGGCGGATTCAGCCACGAGCGCAGATTTCGCGCCAGGCTATTATCACTGGCAGCTCGAGATCGTTCGAAATTCAGATTCGAATCGCATCGTCGTCGACCGTGGCGCTTTCACTGCGATCGTCGACCTCGATGTCAATAATGCCGATCCGCGCACTCACGCCGAGATCATGCTCACCAAAATCGAATCGCTGCTCCAGGGGAAAGCAGATTCCGACGTCGCGAACTACTCGATCCAAGGTCGATCGCTGACGAAGTTCAGCATCGCCGAGCTGCTCGAGTGGCGAGACTATTACCGCGAAGAAGTCGAAAAGCAGAAGCGAATCGAAGAAATCAAGCTCGGGCGACAAGTGTCGTCCACTATCAAAGTGAGATTTAAATAAATGTGGCCGTTCAATCGCAAAAGCAGAAAAGCAGTAAAACGCGGATATAGCGGCGCGCAGGGCGGTCGACTATTTGCCGATTTCATCACCTCGCAGCGCTCGGCGGATTCCGAGATTCGGTTCAATCTCAAAACGCTGCGCGACCGCTGCCGAGATTTAAGCCGTAACAATGAATACGCGCGTCGCTATTTGCACTTAATCAAAACCAACGTCGTCGGCGATCGAGGGATCACGCTTCAAATGAAAGCGATGAACGTCGACGGAACGCTGGACGCTGGCGCGAACAATATCGTCGAGCGCGAATGGCGTCGATGGTGTGACGTCGGAAACTGTACCGTCGACGGGAAAATGTCGTTCATCGATGCCCAGGCGCTAGTCGCTGAGTCAATGGCGCGCGATGGCGAATGTTTGGTTCGCCTGGTCAACTACACCGGGAACCAGGATCGTTTCGCGCTTCAGTTCCTCGAGCCGGATCTCATCGATGAAGAAAAGAACGAGCGAGCAAAAGGCACGGGAAACGAAATCCGAATGGGTGTCGAGTTCGATCGATACCGTCGCCCGGTCGCTTACCATATTTTGACTGAGCACCCTGGCGACTATCAGTTCAGCCAATACAACCGGCGAACCGAGCGCGTCGAAGCGGAAAACCTCTTTCACTTGTATTTGCCCGATCGAGCGCAGCAGAGCCGGGGAACTCCCTGGATGTCGACAGCGATCTCGAGTCTGAAAATGCTTCACGGCTATCGCGAGGCGGAATTGATCGCAGCGCGAACAGCGGCGTCGAAAATGGGCTTTTTTACGTCACGCGGCGGCGATGGGTTCCAGGGTGACGACCTCGAGGACGACGTGATTCCGATCATGGACGCGGAGCCTGGTAGTTTCCACCAGCTCCCGAAGGGTGTCACATTCGAGCAGTTCGATCCGCAACATCCGACAAGCGCATTCGGTGATTTCGAAAAGTCGATTTTGCGCGGTATTGCGTCCGGTCTTGGCGTTTCATATCACTCGCTCTCGAATGATCTGACACAAACGAGCTACAGCTCTATCCGCCAGGGCGCGATCGAGGATCGTGAATTCTATCGCACGATTCAGAAGTTTATGATCGAGCATTTTGTGAAGCGCATATTCGAGCGCTGGCTGCTCTCGGCAATGACGACCGGGAACGTGAATCTCCCGATCGACAAGTTCAACAAGTTCAACGACGCGGCGCAGTTCCGACCTCGAGGATTCCAGTGGGTAGATCCACAAAAGGAAATCAGCGCACACGTCATCGCGCTGCAAAATGGATTGATCTCGATGCAGGATGTCGCGAACCAGTACGGTCGAGACGTCGAGGAAGTATTCGCGCAGATTGCGCGCGATAAGCAGCTCGCGGATCAGTTCGGACTGAAAACAGCATTCGAACCGTTTGGCGGTGGTCAGTCATCCTATGGTCCGAGCAAAATCAATATGCTCACCGGCGAAGCATTCGAGGAAATGAACGATGACGACTAATTTCCCAAGCGAAGGCGATGACCTCAAAATCTCACTGCGTAACAGTGAATACCCTCAGTTCGATCGAGAGTTCGCTGAAAATATCAAAGAGTTTAACGGCGAAATCTGGCGGCTCGGCGGTAATGTGCGCGGTAATGATGCGTTCCGATTATGGGGACGCGCCAGGGATGGCGATGAAGCGAATGCGGTTCTAAATTGGATCAAGGAACGCGAGGCCTGGGCAGCGCGTCACTTTGAGGACGGCGGTCAATTTAGCGATGGCGACCTCGAGCCTAATCGCAGCAATGTCGCAGGAATCGTCGCACAGATGAAATGGGGCGTTATTGGTACGCTCGGCATGCAAGGCATGAAGGACGTCATCCTGGAGCTGATTAAAAAGCTCGAGGGCAAGAAAGACGACGAAGAGCGTTCAGACTATTACGACGACGAAGAAGAGCAGAGAGAGCTATCTGAGAGCGTAGAAACGGCACTCGAGAACAAGCGCGACGAACACAACGAGGAAGTCGGCGATGATCCGCTGCGCCGGGTCACGATGCGCCAGCTCCGCGCAGTCATGGAGCGCGGCATCGGTGCATATAAGACGAACCCCGAATCGGTTCGCCCTGGCGTGAGTTCGCCCGAACAATGGGGATTTGCGCGGTGCAACAGTTTTTTATTTGCGCTGAAAAATGATAGATTTCAAGGCGGAAAACATGACACGGATTTATTCCCGGAGGGTCATCCATTGAGTACAGATGAGAGAGGTGTCGACGATATTCGGCACATTAAAAACATCGAGGAAACAGACGACGAAATCGTCATCACA